AGAATATGATTGAACCACAAAAGCCCGCCTTTTGTATAGGTGCTGTTAGCCGCAGTACTTTGTTGTTTGGGGATTGTTTAATTGAAAGTGATATAATTGAAAGCGGTTCAGTTGATTTGATATTAACTGATTTACCCTATGGAAATATGAATACTGATGGAGGGAGAAAGTTAGGCATAAACGGTTGGGATTTTGTTATTGAGCCTAAAAAAGTTTATGAGATTGCAAACCGAATATTAAGAAAGAACGGTAAAATGGTTTTATTTAGCCAAGAACCTTACACAACGCAATTAATAAACGAATGTATTAACAATATTTCTTTTAGTTATCGGGCAATTTGGGAAAAAGATAATTTTGCAGTTGCACTGGGTGCTAATAAAAATATGGTAAGTTACTTTGAGGATATTTTGGTTTATTCAAAAACGGTGGAGGATAAAACAGAACACCCAATGCAAGAATACTTTTTAAGTGAATACCTAAAATGCAATAAGAGTGTAAAAGAAATATGCGAACACTTGGGAACTAAACACGCAAGTCATTTTTTTACAAGGGGTTTACAATTTAGAACACCAAATGAAAAGTATTTAAAAATGTTGCAAAACTTTACTGGGTGTTTTAATATAGAATTTAGAAAAATTAAAGATGCACAAGAAGAATTTTTAAACGAAAACAGAACAAAATACCCAAGTACATTCAACTTATGGGAAGGCAACAAATACAAAAGCAACATACTAAAATACAAAAAGGATTACAATGGCTACCACCCCACGCAAAAGCCTTTTTTATTGCTCGAAGATTTAATAAAGACTTTTAGTAACGAAAATGATTTAGTAGTAGATTTAACAATGGGTTCAGGAAGTACAGGTGTTGCTTGTAAGAATACAAACAGAAACTTTATCGGAATTGAGAAAGATGAAAAGTATTTTGAAATTGCCGTTAGCAGGGTGTCTGCGTATTGCGGCTAACTCGTGGCTACAACTCATAAAATAAGACCAACACATCCAAAACAACAAAAAAGGATGATAAACTAAAATTAAAAATGAACAACAATCCAGGAGAACTAATAATTTTTGAAGATAAAGAATTCCGTCATTGCAAAGATCAAGATGGTGATGCGGCGTATGACACCTACGTTTTAAAATCACCAGGAAATAAATTGAAATTCACAAAAGAAGGTTTCGAGGCAATAATAGTTACAGCGAAGTTTCCTCATGGATTATATGGTTATGGTTATTATGGAACCGCTTTGCGAGGTGAGCAGCAATGTTATTGTCATGGTGAAATCGGAAATAAAACCTTTTCCAATGAATTCGAAGCGCGATGTGCTGCAATAAAGTACATTTTAAACAATGAGCTTCCAACAGACTGGCACCGTCACTTCATAAGGCTGCAAGTGAATGATTTTGTAAATCCCAAAACGCTTTTTTAGTATGGTCCATTTCAAAACATTCTTTGCTTCGTTTTTACAAATCGGATTAGTCGCTATCAATACTTTTTTTGTAACAAAGCTTAATTTTCAAGCTGTTTTTATAGTATCGTGCTGTATTTCTTTGCTTTGGGCTTTAAGCGTTTCCAGGGTGGCGATTTCGACCTTCAGTCAAAAAATAGTCTATGCTTTAGGAGCTGGATTTGGAGCAGTAACTGGATTATTCCTTATTTCTAAGATATTTTAATGAAACCTACACCCAAAATGCTCTCTTCCGGTCCGTTCAAATATGCAAAAGATGTGCGTACCGGAAAAATAATGGTCGGAAATCGAATCAAACAAGCTGTGGAGCGTTTCTTTTCCTGGATAGAAACTGCGGAAAATGATGGTTTTATCCTCGATCATAAAGCCGGAATGTTTGCTGCCGACTTTTACCCAATGTTTATCAATCATACAAAAGGAAAATTAGCCGGAAAACCTTTCAAATTAATGCCTTTTCAAGAATTTACGATATACAATGTCTTCGGATGGCAAGATGCTGCTGGAAATCGCCGTATTCGTACCGTTTACGACAAACGAGCAAAGAAAAACGGAAAATCAGCGGAAATGGCTGGACTAGCATTATTGTGCATGTCAATCGATATGGAGTCGGAAGCGGAAATATACGTTGGTGCCACAAAAGAGGACCAGGCGCGTATTTGTTGGAAACAAGCGGTGCAATTTATAGAATCGCCAATGGCAAACAAAGCTTTGCGGAATCTCGGCTTTTATACGCAGCAGCGGCACGTTCATTTTCGTCCATTAGGATCAATTATGATGCCTTTGGGTGGTGATAGCAAAACTCAGGATGGTATTAATGCGCACCTGGCAATTATCGACGAATATCACGCACACGCTTCCGATGCTGTAAAGGAAAATCTAGAGTCTTCATCGGTGCAGCGTCGTCAACCGTTAACCTGGCATATAACTACTGCTGGAACAAACATTGCCTCGGTTTGTAAAAACTATGAAGATAGCGTCATCGAAGTGTTAGAAGGCCGTGCAAAAGATGACCGTTTGTGGATTATGATTCATGATCTCGACGAAGGTGATGATTGGGAAGATCAAAGCGTGTGGTATAAAGCAAATCCTTTGCTCGGTGATGGTTTAGATATCGAGTCGCTAATTGTGGAATATACCAAAGCGAAAAATCAACCTTCGAAAATTCCAAACTTCAAAACAAAACACCTTAACATGTGGGTTGATGCGCCGACAATTTGGATTCCAAACGAAATTTGGAAAAGAAATAAAGTTGCTGAAATTCCGTTAGAAAAATTCGGAAGTTATTTCGCCTTAGATTTATCTACAGTAACTGACCTTTCTTTTTTTGGTGGATTATCGGAACCGGATGAAAACGGATTCCGATATGTTAAAACTTTTTTCTTTTGTCCTGAAGATACCATCGACAAAAGAAGTAAAGAGGACCGTGTTCCATACCGATATTGGCGCGACCAGGGTTTGCTTATTGCTACACCAGGTGAAGTGATTGATTATGCGATTATTGAGGATGTTATTGTGCAGAATTTTCCGAAATATAACGTTAAACGCTGCGAGGTTGACCGATGGAACGCGACTGCGATAGTCAGTAATTTAATGGAGCAGGGTGTGAACGTTAGTTATTTTAGCCAGGCAATTTCTAACATGAGTTCACCGACAAAGATGTTTGAAAAGTTGGTTTATGAAGGAAAAATTCTGCATGATGGAAATACGATACTGGAATGGATGCTGAGTGGTTGTGTGGTGGTGGCTGATGCAAACGAAAATATCAAAATTCATAAAGGGAATTCTAATAAACACGGAAAAAGAGTCGATGGTATTATCGGATTGATCATGGCGTTGGGTGGCAGCATGAGTCTTCCTGAAGAAACATCAAAATACAGTAAACCTTTAAGCGAAGACGAAATTTATATCTAAACTAAACAAATAACTATATGAGCACCGACGCACAACGAAAACTAGCCTTAGAAGAAGAAATTCGGCAACTCGAAGCTAAATTATTAAGAATGAAAGAACTTTCATCGTTTAAAGGATTTTACAACCGATTTTTCTGCCATCTAAAAGAATCGAAAACCAACGAAGAAGCTTTCGAAAAAACAAACAGCGAATACCAGGAATTATTTGGTGTTCCTAGATATAGCGATTACCAATCGTACAAACAAATAGTCAGATACCATCTTAAAAAACAACCATAATGAAAGAGTTAAAAATTATCTTCGCAATTATTCTTACTTTCGTGATTGCATTTGTTACTAGCGCGTTGCTCGAAATTCCTTTCTTCTACAGTAAATGGCCACGTTATGGATTAGTGATTTTAGTTATCGCTGTGGAATTGGTAATTGGAGTAATGTATGTCAAAAGTGAAGTTGAAAATTTAAGTAAAAAACAAGATTAAAAATTTTATAAGAAATTTAAAGCGCACCAACCAGTGCGCTTTTTTTATTCTTAAAAGTCAAAATCTTTACCCTAAAGCGCAATAGTGTCATTGTAGTTTTACCGAAAATTAATAGGTAAACTATGTCTTTAGGTCAAGCATTACGAATGACTTTTTCAAACAGGTCCGAAACCGGAAAAATGCTTTCCGGATCGGGTTTTGGTTGGTTGGGTTTTGGTGGTGTTGGCGTAGATGCTACTGTGGCAAACAGTCAAACTGCCTTTACTTTGTCGGCTTTTTACAATGGAGTTGAGCAGCTCAGTAATGATATTGCAAAGCTTCCAAAAGCAGTAAAGCGTAAAAACGGCGTAAATCGTGAAGACTATCCTGATCATCCAGTCAATTACTTAATTTCAAACGAGCCAAATAATATGATGACGGCTTTCGATTTTTGGAAGGTGGTTGTTGTGCGTATGATCATCAAAGGGAATGCTTATGTTGAAATTATTCATAATGCTGCTACCGGAAGGATTGAAAGCTTCATTCATTTAGACAGTCAAGATGGTGGTTATGTAAATGTTTTTGAGTTAAACAATAAATTATACTACACCTATAAAGGCCGTGAAATATCGTCCGAAAACATGCTGCACTACAAAGCATTTTCTTTCGATGGTAAAATCGGTGTTTCTGTGATAACCTTCGCTGCAAAGCAATTAGGAATTTCTATCGATGCGCAAAACTACCAGTCAACAGTCTATAAAGATCGTGGGATTGGTTATGGTGTGATTGAAGCTGATGGACCAGTAAATGTAGATACTAAAAAGCTTATTGAGGAAGGTTTTACTTCAAAAATGTCTGCGCAAAACAAGTTTAAAGTGCCGATGCTAGATGAAGGAATGAAATACAAAAGCATTTCTATTTCTCCTGCCGAAGCACAATTCTTAGAAAGCAATAAGAATGGTGTATTGGAAGTATGTCGTTGGTTGAATATTGCGCCGCATAAACTAAAAGTGTTAGATGATGCGAACTATTCAAATATCCAGCATCAAAGTATAGAGCACGTTCAAGACAGTCTTTTGCCGTGGATTATGCGATTAGAACAGGAAACTGCTCGCAAAGTTTTTACCGACGAAGAAAAGAAATTCGCCTATATCAAATTTAACGAAAAAGTGCTGCTTCGCGGTGATATGGAAGCGCGTAAAAACTTCTATACTTCATTAGTTTACGCTGGTGTAATGACTAGAAACGAAGCGAGAGCTTTAGAAGATATGAATCCGATGGAAGGATTAGATGAAATCCTTCAGCCAGCAAATATGCAAGCTTTAACAATGGCAAACGAATTATTACAACAACAAATTAAAGACAAAGGCGATGGTAATTGAAAATAAATGTGTGATACGTGAAGCGGTGCTTCGCGCATTGACTGATGAGCAAAAGAAAAACCGTGAGGCTGAATTTGTGATTTCTACAGAAGCAGTTGACACTTATGGAACTGTGTTTAAGTCTTCCGGTTGGGATTTGACGCGATACGAAAAGAATCCGATTGTTGCATACGGTCATCGCACCTGGAGTGATAATCCTGATATGATTATCGGAACTTCTGAAGTAAGAATCGAAAACGGTCAGTTGATCGGAAAAGTGCGCTTCGAATCAGAAGATGTAAATCCAACTGCTGAAACCATCTGGAAAAAAGTACAAGCAGGAACGCTTCGGATGGCTTCTGTAGGTGCTAACGTAATGGAGTGGCGCTGGGGTGATGAAGCGATGGGCGAAGATAAAAACACAATCTATTTTATCAGAACTGAATTGTTAGAATGGTCCATTGTTCCAATAGGTTCTAATCCTGATGCGATGGTTCGCGAGCGTCAAACTATAGATGAAATTCGTGCCGAAATGGCAAAAAATATACCGGTTACTGAGGAAGAAGAAGTAACCGAAACAAGAAAGCTTTCCGTTCGTAAAGCCAAATTAATGTTAAATCAAAATCGTTTTTAAAATGAAAAAAAGTGATCAATTAAAGCAAACGCGAGCTGGAAAAGTAGAAGCTCAATCTGCGTTAATTACAGCGGCAGAAACTGCCAATCGTGATTTTACTCCTGATGAGCAAAGTCAATTTGATGCATTGGATAATGAGATTAGAACTCTCGATACCAGTATTGCAAGCCAAATGAGAATTGAAGAAGCGCAAACGCGTGCTATTCAATTGGAAAACAGAGATTTGTTGAATCCGAATTCTGAAGCTGAAAAACCAAAACAAAAAAGAACTTTTTCTATTCACCGTGCTGTTTTGGCTGAATTGGGTGAAGTTCAATTGGATCCTGAAGAAATGCGTGAAGCTGAAGAAAACAGAAATGCTGCAATCGCGTCTGGAATTACTCCGGATGGTTTTGTTTTTCGTCTTCCTTCAAGAAATGTTGTGAATCGTGCTACGCAAACTGTTACTGGTGATAGTGGTGGTTATGGTGGCGAAAATGTGGCTACAGATGTTTTGGCTCCAATTGATTTTTTAAGACCGGAACCATTGCTTTCAAGAAGTGGTGCTACGTATTTGCGTAACTGTGTGGGTGATTTGAAATTTCCTAAAAATAACGGTGGTATTGTTGCAACGTGGGAAGGTGAAACTGATGAAACTGCTTCAACGGCAAATGCTTACGGAAGTCTTGGATTGACTCCAAAACGTTTGTCAGTTACGGTGCCAGTTTCTATTCAAATGTTACGTCAATCGTCTTTTGATATCGAATTATATACCGTTAATCAAATTAATTCTGCACTTGAAAACAAGATTGATTCAACTGGTGTTAATGGTCCTGGTACTGGTGGTTCTCCGACTGGTATTTTAAATACATCTGGAGTTAGTTCGGTAGCTACAGGAACAAATGGTTCTGCTCCGACTTGGGATATGGTTGTAGATTCTGAAACTGCTGTGTTTGTAGAAAATGCTAATTCGGCTAAATTGGTTTACTTAATTAATCCTAAAACTCGTGGTAAGTTTAAGAAAACTAAACACGAAGCGGGAGATTTCAACTATTTGATGACGCCTCAAAACGAAATCAACGGTTATCCTGTTTTGACTTCTAATCACGTTCCTTCTGACTTGACTAAAGGTTCTGGAACTGCTTTATCTGCTTTGATTTTTGGTGATATGAGTCAAGTATTGATCGCGCAATGGGGAATGATGGATTTCACCGTAGATCCTTATTCACGTAAAAAAGAAGGTTTGGTTGAAATTACTGTAAATCTATACATGGATATTGCGGTTAAACAACCAAAAGCGTTTACTAAGATTGTTGGGCTTATCACTACGTAATCATGTCACTTAGTAAAGAAAAAAAAGAAAAAAGAGATGCTGCAGCAGCGGCTCTTTTACAAAAAAACCTCGATGATGCAAAAGCGGCTTTCGATGGTTTAGGTGAAGATGCTACTCAGGAGCAAAAAGATACTGCTCAGGCAGCAATTGATACTGCGCAGTTAGCAATTGATAATGTGAATAAACCTTCTGGCAAGACTAAGAAAGTGAAGTTTTTACTTTCTCCTACTGGAAGATTCAATTTAGCATATAACGAAGGTGAGGAAGGTGTTTTTGAAGAAAAACAAGCTGCCGAACTCGTGCAAGCAAAATACGCTGAATACGTAAAATAAAAAAGTTATGGTAACAAATCATCAATTCACTCCAGGTACGTTAACGGTTGTCACTTTGGCGCAGGCTAAAAAGCAATTGAATATCGAGGATGGTTTTACGGATCAGGATACTTTGATTGAGTCTTATATAGATGCGTCTGTAGAGAACTGTGAGAATTTTATCGGTGGTCATATTATTCCTGGTAATCTTGTATTGCAATTGGATAAGTTTGATGATCCGGTAATCTTTGAAGCGTTTCCGTTGAAGTCGATTACTTCTGTGACATATTATGCTGACGGAACTGAGGTGACTTTAGCTCCTGAAAAGTATGCGCTCACCAAACAAAGTGAGAAAGTTTTCAAGCTGAGATTCAAAGAAGATCTACCGACTACCGATAAGCGTTTTGATGCTGTTACGATAACCGTTGCTTGTGGTTTTACTGATAATAAGATTCCGAAACCGATTGTTCAGGCTATCAAGCTGCAAATTGCTGATATGTACACAATTCGTGAGGACCGAAAAGAGTTGCTTTCTACACAGGCTATGAGTTTGCTCCGGCCTTATAAAAAATACTGAAATGAATAAACCTTTCATTGGGCAAATGGATAGAAAGATTTCGATTGTAGAAGTACAAGCGACGCAATCTTCTACCGGAAACGAAACTACTACTGATGTAGAGATTTGTTCGCCGTATGCCGCAATGAAAGATGTTTCAGGAAATGAAGATGTAGAAGGAAAAGTAATTCATCTTTTTAGTAGAACGTATACGATTTGGGCTCGTGCGGAAGTGAAAGACAAAAGCACGAAACTGATTGTTATTGATGGGGATTTGCGTTTTGAAATTACCCACATCAAAGAAATTGGAAAAACGCATTTAGAATTATTGTGCAAAACTAATGAGTAGCAACATCAAAATAGATGTGATTGGGTTTGATAAGCTGACCAGTCAATTAAAACAACTGGCCAACGATAAGGATAAACGACGTGAAGTGCTGATTATCCTTCGTCAGATATCAAAACCAACATTAAATGCTGCTCGAAGTTTAGCGCCGATTTCTAATAAATCGCATAAAGCTCGTGGTAAAATTATTGCTCCTGGTAATCTAAAAAGGTCGCTGGGTAATATTACCGGAAAACAAGAAAATCCGACAGTTTATGTTGGTGCTCGTGCGAAAGGTTCTAATAGTGGTTGGTATGCGCACTTTGTTCATGATGGTAAAAATATTTACCGATCAGGATTCAAAAGAAAACGTGTTAAGGGAGCAAATGGCGCTGGTGCTTTGCGAAGAACAGAATCGAATCCTTTCTTAACAAAAGCGTATCAACAAACAAACGGAACTGTCACGGCTGATGCCGAAAAGCAAATGGTTGCATTTATACAACGCAGGATAAAAAGATTAAGCTAAGATGTTAAAACAGCTATCAGAAGAATTAATTACTTTTTTATGGGCGCAGTCACAATATACTGCGGTTATGGATAAGAAACCTTTTCCGATTGTGGCTTTAGGAACAAATGTGTTTCCGCTGACAACTTACCGAATCAATGAGGAACGTGGAGTTACAAAAGATGCAGACGGCGCTTCAATTGAGTTGGTTTTTTGGTTTGAACAAGGGCAGTATGACCAGTGTGTAGATTTTACCGATGCAATGAAAGTATTGCTAAAAACAAAATACCGCTTTGTGTCTTCTACGGTAGATATCAATGAATATACAATGCATTTTAACGGAATAATTAATCTTGAAAAAATTTAGAAATTATGGCAGCAGGTCAGATTTATAATGGTTCAAATGTACGATTGTCGTACAATGGTGGTGTGTTGTACCATACCACATCATGTAAGTTGCAGATTTCTGCAAAGCTAGAAGAAATTGCCACAAAAGATACTAACGGTTCTGTTGTGACTCCAGGGAATTATGCTTGGAATATTTCTGCAGAATCTTTAGTTGCTGATAAGCCGTCGGCTTCAACAACGCAATTGGGTGCTATGGATATCGTTGATTTCCTTTTGGCAAAAACAGAATTAGATATCGAATTCACCAGCGGTGAAACCGGTGACTGGAAGTACGCTGGTAAGGTGTATGTAGAAAGCGCTGACATCGACGCAACTGTTGATCAAAGTATGACAGGTAGTTTTGCTTTTAAGGGTAATGGTGATTTGACAAAAACTATCTTGAGCTAGTTTTATGAATCAAAAACAAAATATTGTTATAAACGGTAAAAGCTT